TTCAGCATGCCCGAGACCCTGGGGTTTGTGAGATAGGCGAGCGAGCCGAAATTGGCGTTGGCCTTGGCAATCGCGGTTTCGAGCATGACGACGGCGTTAAAGTCAAAATCGGTGAGCGGCACATTGGCAACCCCCTCGGTCGAGAGAATGCCCCGGGGCTGGTTGTCCTTGCCGCTGCCGGCGATGGCTGCCAGGTCGATGGCGCTTGCCACGGCCGTGGCGAGGTCTTCTCTCACGACCTCCTCGACGTCGATTGAGCTTTGCAGAATGAGTCGCCGGGAAATATCGGTGAAGGCACCCACCGACTTGGGCGAAAGCGGCACCTGGTCGGTCTTAAAGGGCTGCTCCTCGACGTCCTTGGTCTCTGCCACCCAAAAGGCCTTGGCACCGCCAGCCATCCTCGGAAGCGTCACGTTGCCTTCCAGGCCCGAGAGGATCTTGGCGCCAAGCTGGCGGATCACAAGCCGTGCCCGAAGCGCCTCGATAAAGCTGCCGGGCGGGATATTGCTGGCAACCAGCGAGCCGGCCGATCCCGGCGCCGTTGTCGTCTCAAAGCGCGAGGCGAAAATCACGTCTGACGGTACGAGAAAGCCGCTCGTCTGGCGCTTGAATTTAGCGGCCGCGGCCTCACTCACCTCGCGCTCAAACTCGGCCCCCCGCCAGTCGTTGTTGAGGGCTGCCCGCATGGCCTTCAGGAAAGAAAATTTCTTTGACTCGTCGCGGCTTAGGCCGACGTTCTCGCGTGCCGAGGCGGGGGCTGCCGCTGGCAGCTCAGGCCTGGACTCCATCGCCATAAGAAGCTTTCGCGAGAACTCGTCGACCGACAGGCCTTCCATCAGGGCCGCGCGCGCCAGGTCGGGCTTTTGGAACCGGTCTCCAAGCGAGATGATCTCGAGAGCCCTCTTGCGTTCGTCTTCGGCACCTGCTGCCACAGAAACTTCCTCCCTCGTTGGCTCTGCGGCGCTCTCCTCGTGGGGGCCGCCTAGCATGTTGATGTCTTCAAAGTGACTGCCCCTGCCGACTCCGACCGTCGGGTCAGCCGGCACGGCTTCGAGCGAGATCTCAAGCGGCTCCCAGTCGGTCACCCGGTAGGTGTCAGCCCCCTCGCTTTTTTGCTCCTCGAGCTTTAGCTCGTGGTAGCGGTAGGAGACCGACACGTTGGTGCGGATGCCGTCTTTGACGTCCTGGAAGGCTTCCTCGCCAAGCTTGTTTCTGGAAAATTTGACAAGCGCCTTGCCACGCCGCCCCTCGACTGTGGCCTCCAGCACGACCCCGACCTGCTGGTTTCTGTCGTGGTTTAAGAGAAAAGCTCCGCCGCGGTTTATCCTCGACAGGCGCACAGCCCGCGACGAGTGGTCGAGGATCTCTCTGCCAAACCAGCGGTCGACCGGAGCTTCCGACGAAAACGTGAGCACCACCGTTCTCGCCTCGTCGTTGATCTCGCCCGAGGCCAGGTCAGAGAGCCTATGAGAGATACTGCTCGTCTGGCTCAAGAGCCTCTGCCTCAGCTTCGTCTCCGCTATCTTCTTCACTGCCCTCTCCAAAGGAGAGGCCGAATTTTTCGGCCTTAGCCTTCTCGGCTACGATTTCTGAAAAGACGTCATCCAGCGACCTCCCCTGCTCGGAGATGATCTCGGTTCGAGATTTGAGCCCGGCCTCCAGCGCCAGGATGTTGGCCTTGGTGTCTTTGAGCGGGTCGACCCAGGCCCAGCGCCGAGCCACCCACTGCGGCGAGTCAAAGCGGTCCATGTTGACCGTTGTGATTTTCGTGAATTTCTTGGAAAGCACCGCTCCCGTCAACCACTTCGCGTAGACGGCCTCGCACAGGTTTTCGACCAGCCAGTTTTGCAGGCAGACGTAGTGGTCGCGCTCTTCGAGAAGACTCGACCGCAAGGACGAGTAGCTGACGCTCTCGACGTCGTTGGCCAGCGAGTTATAGGAGATGCCAAGACCTGCCGAGATGCCGCGCAAACAGGCCTTCACGAAGGGTCCAAAATTCCCCGCCGGGTGCTCGGGCTCCCAGGGTTGAAACTCGACCCCCTCGGGCAAGAGCTCAAAGCTCCCCGGCTCGGCCTTCTGGATGACGTTTCCATCCTCGTCGGGCTTGAGGTCTTCGCCGACATAGCCCGCGCCGCCGGTCTGCTTGAAAAAGCCCATCTTGGTGCTGGCGACCCGGGCTGCGACCAGCTCGGCCTCCTCGTAGCCACCGAGCATCTTCAGGCGACTCATGGCCGTGTGAATCCACGGCACGCCGCGGGTTTGCTGCGGCATGTCCTGCATGAAGACGTGCAGGATCTCGCCGGCCGGAATGCGCCGGTAGTGACGACCTGCCACCACCTCGCCCGTGTCGCGGCCTGACTTGAAGTAGTAGGCAGTCGGCTTTCCCCACTCGTCAAGCTCGACTCCCATCGAGATGAGCCGCTCGCCCTTGCTCTCTGAGAGCTGCTCGTCAAGAAGGGCCGGGTCGATCACCTGCAGCGCCAGACCGTAGGGGTAGCGCTCGCTGTAGACAAAGCGCACGAAGGCCTCGCCGTCGCGCGCCACCCCTTGCAGGACAAGCCTCTGGACGTCTCGCCAGGAGAGTTTCCCGGTAACGTCACAGGCACCCTTTTTCCCCCAGCGGCGAAACTGCTCTTCGATCTCGTCGTTAACCGAGTGGTCGATTTCGCCCTGCACCTTGAAGGAGCACCTGAGCTGAATGCCCTTGGGGCCGACGACATGCGTGTTGAGGAGTGCGAGAAAGCGCTTCACGTAGTCGTTATTTTGCGCCAGATCGCGCGAGCGCCCCCTTAGCCTTGAAAGGGAAGAGAGGATGTCCTTGTCGTAGGGGGTGTCAGCCCCCCAGCCTGCCGCCTGAAGCCTGGAGGTCTTGGCAGCGTCAAACCCCCTTCTTTGGACCTTGTCTTTGCGCCTGAGAAAGACTCTCGCAAACCAGCCCACGCCTTTTTAAAACCTCACGAGGACTTGCCGGGCAGGCGGCAAGTCGCCTCGCTTAAGCCTCTCCTCAAGCCGGGCGATCTCTTTTTGGTAGTAGTCTTTGGCCTTGAGAAGCTCTGGAAGCGGGATCTTGTCGAGGCGGCGCCGTCCGAGGTTGGTCTCGATCTCAAAAGACGAGACGTCCTTGCCGACGCGGCCAGCGAGTGTCGAGTCGATGGCGCGCGAGATTTCGCGTGCGCGCTCGAGCGCAGCTTTGACCTCTTCCACTAGTTTCTCCAGGCGTTCACAAAGCCGACGCTGTCTCTTCGCTTCTTGATGAGGAGTCTTTTTTTCTCGCTTGCCTTGCCGTGGCTGTCTCTAAGGCGCTCCATCCTTTGCGTGATCTCGCGAAAGAGCGGATTGAGGATCACGGCGGCCGCGTGCGCGTAGACGGCCGTGTCGAGAGCTTCGTTGCGGCGGTGCCGCGGCAGCTCCCAGACCTTGACGGGGTGGCCATTTTGGTAAGTGATCTTCACGCGTTCTGAGGTAAGCTGTTTATAGTAATCAGCAGAAAGCGCCATGGGGAAATGTATGTAGCCGGGGCCGGGCTCTGTGAGCTTGAGCCTCTGGTAGAGAAGCGCCTTCCCCTCGTCGACGCCCAAGGGATAAAGCACCACCTCGCGCCCATCCGAGGGGCTTTTGCGTCTACTCGGCGCACCGACCACGGGCCTTCCCGTGCCGCGCACGCCCTTTACGGCAAAGACCCTCTGGCCGGTCTTGCCGCGCACGTAGTCGTAGACGATCTTGGTGTTGTCGCCCGAGTCGACGGCCGTTGCCACGACCCGGACGGGAAAGCCCCACTCGTGGCGAAACTCCCTAGTGCGAAGCTCGTCGAGAAGAGCCCACGGCGCCTCTGTGGCGACGTCTCCCCAAAGAACGTAGTAGCCGATGACCCAGGCCTCCCAGTCCTCGCCGTAGCCGATGACTTGGGCCTCAAGGCGGTCGTCTTGGACGTCGACTCCAAGACAAAGCACCCTGACGCCACGTGGCACCTCGGCCTCGTAGTCTTCGGCTCTCGTGGAAAGGAGACTCGAGGCCACCGTGTCGACCTCGTCCTCGTAGGGCTCGCCAAGAAAGGTGTTGTAGAAGACCTTCATTTTCTCGGTGTCGCGCTGGGCTGCCATGTACTCGTCGGCCGTCTCGCCAAAAGAGACCCACGGCGAGTAGAGGGCCGAGACGTGAAAGCCGACACTTGCCCCCCGCTTGTCGGGGTCAAGACAGCGCCAGCGACCGGCCTTGAGGGCTGCCAATTTGTGGCCGTCGTAGATGGCGCCGGCACACTCCTGGCAGCGGTAGAAGGCTGTCTCAGTCCTTTCCTCCTCCCAGACGACCCCCTCCCATTCAAGGACGATAAAGGCGCGGCAGTGGGGACAGGGCAGCTCAAAGACGTGCCGCCTTGAGGCCTCGTAGAGGCGGTTTATCTTGGAGGTCCGGCGCTCTCTAGAGGGCGAGCTGGTCGCGATAAATTTTCGGTTGTAGAAGGTCGACGAGCGCTTTCGCGCCAGATCGAGCGGGCTTCCTTCCGAGCCAGCCGAGTCGGGCATCCGGTCGACCTCGTCGGCGTAGACGATGCGAATCGGCCGTGACGAGAGCGAGGCCGGCGAGTTGGCGCCGGCCAGCGAGATGTGACCGCCGGCAAAGCGCTTGTGCAGCATGGTGTTGGAGCTGTCCTTGGCCTTGGGGTCTTCGACAATCTTGGCCAGGACCTTGGAGTCGCGAATCATGGTGGCCAGGCGGTCTTTGCTCCAGATCTCGGCTAGCTCAAGCGTTGGCAGAAGCACCAGCTGGGGGCTTGGCTCCTGGTGGGTGTAGTAGCCGATGCAGTTGAGGAGAAACTCGGTCTTTCCGACCTGGGCTGCGGCCTTGACGATGACCTCTTTGACGTCTGGCGCCTTGACGGCCTCCATGATGCCTCGAAGATATGGCACGCTGTCGGTGCGCCAGCGGCCAGGCGAGGCCGAGGCCTCGCCCGAGAGGACACGGTAGCGCTCGGCCCAGTCCGAGATGGAAAGCCGAGGCGGCGGGGCAAAGGCTTCGCGAAAGACTTCGAGCAGCTCTCTTTCTGCCCTCAAATGACCTCTCCCCTGGAAAGCTCGGCCAAGGCGTCGTCGATGGCCCTTGTGAGCACTTCTTCGACCTCGGCTGGCTCGCCAAGCAGAGCCAGGGTGGGCGCTTTAGAGGCTGGGATGGCAAGAAGCCTGGCCTTGGCCGCCATGACGGCCGCCTTCCAGAGCTTTTTCACCTCGTCGACTGGCACGAGCTGACGCTCTTTCTCGAGCAGCTCCAGCTCGAGCTTGTCGGCTCTCACCTTGGTGAGCCGCACCTGCTCGGCCTCGAGGGCTCCTCCTTTGTGTTCTTCCCTCAAAGCCTCACTCCGGTGGAGGTTTGCAGACGGACAGTCGGCAGCCACCTGGTGTCGACCTCGGCGTCGTCGATTTTAAGATAGGCGTAGGTCTGGTCGACGGCGCTGTGATTCATTTTGAGCTGAATACTACGGATATCGGCGCCATCTTCGTAGGCAAACTTGGCCCAAGAGACTCTGAGACTGTGGGCTCTTCTTTGGCTTCCCCCGGCAGTGATCGGGGTGATGCCGGCCTTGTCAAAAAGGCTACTGATGCGGCGACAGCTGGTCGAGATGCCAAGCGGCTTGTCTTTGACCTCGAGAGAGGCCGAGAAAAGGTAGGCCTCGGGAGGAGCGTCGTGAAAGTAGCGCTCGATATAGGCCTCGACCATGTCGGCGACTGGCTTTGAGACGCCGACGGTGTAGCGATCGGCGTTGGCCTTGCTTTCAATGGCGAGGCTTTTGCCGCGGCGTGTTTCGAGGAGGTCGCACTTTCTGAGCGACAAAAGACCGCTGTGGCGCATGCCGACGCCGGCCAGGAGGTAGACGGCCAAAAGATCGCGGTGGGCCTTCCAGCGCTGGGGGATGTTCAAAGGCGGCGTCGACTTCAAGATCTCCTGGGCCGTGGCGATGACCTTGGCGGTTTCGTCTCGGGTGAGCGCCTCGGTCTGGACCTTTCTCTCGACCTTTGGAACCTTGAGCCTTTGAAGCGGGTTTTTGGGGATCTCCTCTTCGCCAGCGCAAAACCCCAGGAAGGCTTTGACGGCCGACAGCTCGCTGGCGATGGTGGCCGGCTGCTTGCCAAGCTCACTTCGGTACTGCTTGAAGGCCACGACGCTTTCCAGCGTGAACTTGTCGAGACGGTCGACGGGGCTTTCGAGCACGCTGGCCGCAAAGCTTCGGTAGGTGCCCAGGTGCTTGCGGTAGAGCTTGGCGGTGGCGGGCTTTCTTTGGCCGGAAAGAAAGATCTCGAGAAGCTGCTCGAGCCTCTCTTCGGGCGTCTCTGCGAGGTTTCCAAGCCTGGCAAGGCGTGGGGCCGGCTCGGACTTGTCGCCCTCCACCTTGCGCGCAAGCGGTCGCTGGTGGCCGCGCGTGTAGCGATGGGCAGCGCTCACCGACACGCCGTACTTTTTTGCCAAGGCCTCCAGCGTTGCGCCCTCTCGCCTCTCGCGCTGCATGTCGGAGATAAAGCTTTTGCCATGGGCCTCGGCGATGCTGGGAAGCCGTCGGGGGCGGAGCTTTTTCTGATGAGCGTTCATGACCCCGGTGAGAAACGAGCTGGTCATCTGCTCTTTGGGATCAAGCAGCAGGTTTTCATCAAGCAGCCGCACGTAGAGGCCGTCTTTCCTGCGCTTCTCGTAGAGGTCGACGAAGAGGTCGATGTCGAGCCTGGGGTGGTTCAGGCCATCGATCACCACCACACTGCGGTCTTCGGCCGTCAGCATCAGCGAGCGAAAGGAGGTATTCTTTTCGAGTACCACCCGCACCTTGTTCATGCGCTCGTCCAGGTGCGGCAGCATCTTGCCGGGATGCCGCCTCTCCTCCTGCGCCCGGTAGATCCGCTTCATCTCCTCCAGTGAGCCACCAAGCGACACGTAGTAGATCGTCAGCACCCGACCTTGCTCCTTCCCCAGCACCCTTTTGCGAATAAATAGCGCCCGATCCCTACCCCTTTCTTCGTCGTGAGAAGTAGGAGGTAAGACAGGGTTACTCCGAGGGGCCGGACGCCCGCCGAAGATGAGACGCAAAACCCTTGAGCCACAAGGAGCCCTCGCGCACGGCCATGCATTCTGTCGGGAAATGAACCTATGCCGCTAAGATAGCAGACAAAAGACGGCATGTTTACGGCTTTTGCCAAAGCGGCCACAGCTTCCGACACAGTGCGTAGAAAGCGTGCAAACGGGTCCTTTCCCACCCCCCTTTTGCGGTGCCGGCGGCGCCGCAGCAGCTCACTAGAGAATGAAAAATTTTGCGGACTTGCGTCCCTGCGCAGGAATTAGGATGGTTTCACATATATTTTTGCTAGGAAGGGTCGGTTGAGCTAAAGTATATATAAAATAGTGCCGACTAGAGAGAGGAGGCTCACCTGGTGGTGAGGGAGTTTGACGGCTACACCCTCGAGATCTCCCCATGGGTCTTGGAGAAAATCGCAACCGAGCATGGCGTCACAGAAACCGACGTGGAGGAAGCCTACTGCAACTCTTCGCCCGCAGACTGGAGGCGGCCTCGCAACCCGCGGCACGACCCGCCCGAAACCTGGCGCATCATCGCGCCAACCATGAGCGACCGGGTGCTGGTCCTCTTTCTGACCCCCGATCGCAACAGGCGAAAACTCAAACTCAAAACAGCACTGTGGCTCGATGAGCTTTGAAAAAAGGAAGCTAACAATGCCCTCCAACTACCCCATCGATCCAAGCACCAAGGCTGAGAGAGAGGCCGACCTTAAAGAGGCCCAAAAACTCGAAGAAGACTTTCGAGCCGGCCGTCAAAGCGACTGGGTGGCCGCCCAAGACGACGAGCTCTCTGAGATCCACGAGATCGACCGGCAGGTCAAAGAAAACCTCGCCAAGCGTCACGGCGGCGGCCGGCCCAAAAGCGACGAGCCCCTGGCGCCCGTCTATATGAAGTGGCCAGAGTCGCTGCTTGCCAACGCCAAGGAAGAGGCCAAGCGCCTCAACATCGGCTACCAGAGCTTTATCAAGATGGCCGTCACCGAGTACATCCGCCTAAGGCGCGCCAAGGAGCGCGACGCCGCAGGAGCTGCCCATGACGAGCAATGAGAAGACTGCCCCACAAGCCGCCACCACCTGGTGGTACTCCCCAAGCGCCAGCGAGCCGCCGAAGGACCTTGCCGGCTGGCTCGAGCGCATCCGCGCTCACGTCACCTGGGCGCGCGGGACCATGACGCCGCGCGAAATGCCAAGCGCCTGTGCATCGCTCGAGAAGGCGGCAGCCGCCCTCGAGCAGCTCGGCAAGGTGCTGGAGACCCGTGGTCTTGGCGTGACGCCGCTTGACGTCTCCGAGGGACACTAGAACGAATCAAGCGGCCGGCGACGGGTGACATATGACTTTTGGTAACCTTAGGAGCCTCGACGAACGCCGTCTCCAAGATGAGTTCGACGACGCCCACGCCACGTGTGACTGCAAAGGCACCTGGAAGGTCACAATCCGAGAAAACATCCCCCACACCATCGAAGGGCTCGGCATGGTCCTCCTGGTCAAGGCGCCCTTTGTCGAGTGCGATACCTGTGAGACGCTCTATTTCTACCCAGGGCTCGAGCAGAATCTCAGGCTCGGCATTGCCACACAGCTCATCAACGATGCGCATGCTCTCGACAAGCAGCAGTTGCGGTTTCTTCGCATCGTTGCCGGCTTGACCCAGCAAGAAACCGCGAGTGCCCTCAACATGGACGTCAAAGAGTACAATAAGTTTGAATCGGTCAACAACACGACCCGCCATCTCAGCATCGACCGGCAGTTTCGTCTCCGGGTGATCTATGCCCGCCGTCTTGGGCTCGATCTGAATGAGCTGGCACGTATCGCTGATCATCTCGACCCTGATCAGACTGTCCATCTGCCACAGCGCATTGAAAGCAATGACCTCTTCAACCGCCTCGCTCTTTAAAGACGAAGGGGGGCTTAGCCAAAGGTCGGCACACAAGTGCGCTCGCCGTACACGTTCTGCCGACGCAAAGCGCGCTGACCCATTTCTTGCTGGTGGAGTTTTTAGGCAATGGCTCCCGCACCTCTTGAAGTCTCCCCGCACGCTGCACTCCGCCTCAAAGAGCGTCGCATCTCGCGCACTGAGGTGCGTCGCTGCATTGCGCTCGGAGAGACAACACGCATCGATATCAGCGGCCGATTCATCGCGGAGCTTCCCCTCGCACGCCGAACCCTGCTAGTGGTTTACTTGAAGGTGCGAGGTGGATATCTCCTCATCACCGCTTACTGGAAGGACTGAGCCCGTGAAGGTGACGAAAGACGCCAAGCTAGACGTCGCATACATCAAGCTCCGCACCGGCAAGGTCGCATCCACGGTCGAGCTGCGCCCGGGCATCTTGTTCGACCTTGACAAGAACGGCCAGGTGCTTGGGATCGAAGTGCTAGCATTGAGCCAACTCGCGCCGCTGCTCAAAGCAAGCGGCTCCAGCGGTCCAGCCGCCCGAGCGCGTAGGCAGCAGCCAGGCAGCAGACGGCAAGAAAACGCGGAAAACCGAAGGTCATCGACAGCAGCGCAGCGGTCGTCAAATCGTTAGGTGTTGTCGCAATCCGTGATCGAACAAGACCCAAGGAGGCCTACGACACAGGAGCTAGCCATGACAAACAATGAGAAACCCAGCCCTCAAGCCGCCGCCACCTGGTGGTATTCCCCTAGCGCCAGCGAACCGCCGACCGACCTTGCCGGCTGGCTCGAGCGCATCCGCGCTCACGTCACCTGGGCACGCGGCGCCATGACCCCGCGCGAAATGCCAAGCGCCTGTGCATCGCTCGAAAAGGCGGCAGCCGCCCTCGAGCAGCTCGGCAAGCTGCTGGAGAGCCGCGGTCTAGGCGTGACGCCGCTTGACGTCTCCGAGGGACGCTAGAGCAAAGCAAGCGGTCAAGCGGCCAGCGAAGACTACTCGCTTTCCTCCGCAGCCCCCGACGCCGCTCGGCGCCTAGCGCCTCACGGCGCTCCGCCTACGTCTGGTAAGCCGGCGGCAAACACGAATAGACACCCTCGCCCACCAGCTCGGCGCCGTCCCAGCTCCAAACAACAACGTCCCCCTCGCCAGGAGAGGGACCTGGCAGCGGCGTAAATCGATAGGGTGGCTTGCCGGTCGAGGTCCAAAGCTCCGGATTGCGCTCGGCCGTCTCGATGACAAAGCGGATCTTCGTGAGATACTTCTCGGCCGTCTCGATCGCGCCTGAATAATCCGCCTTGTCCAGAGCCCGGCGCAATACCGCCTGATAGACGGCCGGCGAACGCCACCGCCATGTCGCCCGCTTCTGGTTCGTCATCAAGCCGTCTCACTCTCAGGCTTCGCGGCAGAATCACCGGCGTCGTGGTCGCTGCTGCCTTCAAGCTTCAGCATCAACGCACGATACTGCTCGCGCACCTCGCGCAGCTCCTGCTCGAGCGCCTTCGGCACGACCTCTTTCCCTCTCTCGCCACTGTGCCAGCAGGTAACGAGATCCAGGTAGTGGTCGAGCGGGATGACCACCTTGACCGGGTGGGCACGGTGGAGCACCTGCAAGGGCTGCTCCCGCGTCACGCCGGCAAAGAGGGCGTTTGAGTCTTTCTTCAGGTCGGTGAGGGTCACGGTCTTGAAGTTAAGCATTGGTAACTCCTCAGTTTCACAGAGCGAAAGCCCCGCATAGCTGTTAAGAGTACCGTTATCGGAACCTTTCGGCAAGCGCTGAAGCACAAAGCACCCGTCCCCGTCGCTCAAGAGGGCGGCCGGCCACCCCCTCGGGGCCGCCTGACATCTCAGAATGGCGCTAGGCTAGGGTCGATCGGCTGGGTGCATCGTCTTTTTGCAGATAAAGAGGGCTAGCGACCTCGGGAGAGCCGCTTGCTTACTCTTGTTCATCCTCGCGCCGATCCCAAACAATCCGAGGACGCCTGCCTAACACCCGCCCCAGCTCCACAAGACTGGCTAGCGTGAGGTTCGCCTCCGCATTGACGATCTTATAAGCCTGCCGTGTGCTCGTTCCCAGTCTCGAGGTGAGCATGGGAACCCCAATTTTTTCAGTCGCCATGAACTCAACCACAGTCCTGCTCAGCTCTTCCTGCATCGCCTTCAAATCGGCAAGCTCTTGCAAAGCTTCGAGCCTGCTTTCCGCTCGCTCCTCTGGCGTCAGGCGCGCATTCAGCAGCTCGTCGACGTCCTGGAATTGTTCAAGTCGCTCTTTGGTAAAGCGAGCCATGGCCTACTCCTTGTCCTGCAGCCGTTTTCGAGCAGTTTCGATGTCGGATGCTTGCGATCCCTTGTCACCACCGACGAGCAGGATAACCCCCGTCCTTCTCTTATCGGATTTCCTTTGATTTTACTATATGAAAAATTTGTCCTAAAGTACAAACTCTAGCCGCCCTATCCGACGTCATCCCAAGCCCCTCTACTCCTTCCATAAAAGTCGAGCTGTTGAGCCAGATTCTCACTTTCCCTAAAGACTTTGAGGCAAAAGTCCGACCTCCTCCTACAAGCTGCCTAGAGGAATCCGTGCCTGCTCGGAGTTGCCCGAATGCCCAAGCACCACCAACTCTCCTCGGCTCTGACCGGGCTGTGGCTCGCCCTGGCGCCGCTGGCCGCCAGCGCCGGCCCATTCCCGCTCTCCTACGGTGGCCGCCTGACAGGTCCGACCGGCAGCCCGCTTGCGGGGCCCGTCGATCTTGCCGTCCATTTCTTCCGAAGTGAGACCGGCGGCAGTCCGCTGCTGGGCGAGCCAGTCGTCGTCCCCGCAGTGACCCTCCAGGAGGGGGTCTTTCAGCTGACGCTCGATCTCCCGGTCGAGGATTACAGCGCGATCTTCCCCTCGGCTGAGACGGCCGCCTATATCGAGATCACCGATCAAACCAACGCGCGCACCTATCCTCGGCAGCGCTTTGCAGTCGTGCCGCTGGCAGCCCGGGTGCCGGTCGACGGCAGCACCGTGACGTTCGACGAAAGCGGCCGCCTGACCGCCACGCTCCCGACTGCTGGCGCGACTACACCGGGCGTGATCAAGGCGACCAATGCCTTTGTCGAAGTCGACGCTGGTGGCGACATCACCGCCATCAAACAGGCGCAGAGCTTCTCCGGCACCCTCAGCGGCGACGTCACCGGCACGCAGAATGCCACGGTGGTCACCAAGATCCGCGGCAAGGCCTTCACCGACACTCTCGATGCCAGCAACGACCAAAAGGTCATCAAGTGGGACAACGCCACCAGTAGCTTCAAGCTCATGAACGACGTTGTCAGCGGCGGCCTGAGCACCGGCGACGTCACGTCGACCATCATCGCCGACGGGACCATCGTAAATGCCGACATCAGCGCTTCGGCCAACATCGCCGCCAGCAAGATCGGCACGGGAGCAGTCGACAACACGCACTTCAATTATTTGGCGGGCCTGACCTCGGACCCCCAAGCCCAACTCAACGCCAAGCAGGCGGCCATTACTGCGGCCACCGTCCTTCCGGTCGGCTCGCTCACCAGCGACCTTCAAGCGGGTGTGACGCTTGACGGCTATGGCAGCGGTGCCGGGCAAACCGGCGAGCTGCGCTTTGAGGAGCGTGACGGGCTCGAGAATAACTACGTCGGCCTCAAGGCGCCCGACGCGGTTGCAAGCAATCAAATCTGGACTCTGCCTGCCGCAGACGGCACGGCCGGCCAGCTGCTGTCGACCAATGGCTCGGGTGTGCTGACGTGGGCGACCGCGACCACGGCCAGCTCGTCCGACACGTTCATCAACAAGACGATCAACGCCGACAACAACACGATCAGCAACATCGAGGACTCGGAGATCAAGGCGGGTGCCAATATCGCCCGCGCCAAACTGGCGTCCGGCACAGCCTCCCACGTGCTCGTCAACGACGGCAGCGGCGTGATGAGCTCCGAGGCGCAGCTTGCGATCTCCCGCGGCGGCACCGGGGCCGCCAGCGCCAGTGCGGCGCTCACCAACTTGCTGCCGTCGCAGACCGGCAACTCCGGCAAGGTGCTCTCGACCGACGGCACGGCGGCCTCGTGGACTGCTCTCAGCACCACCAACTGGAACACCGCCTACGACGACCGCCTGAAATGGGACGGCGGCGCCACCGGTCTCGTGGCCGCCACCGGCCGCGCCAGCCTCGGCCTCGGCACGGTCGCCACGCTGGATGTCGGCACCGCCGCCGATCAAGTGGTGCAGCTTGACGCTACCGCCAAGCTGCCAGCCGTCGACGGTTCGGCCGTCTCAAACCTCACTCCCGCCAACCTCAGCGCGGCCGTGGCCGTCGCCAAGGGCGGCACCGGCGCGACGACCGCCGACGGAGCGCTAACGAGTCTTCTGCCGGCCCAGACCGGCAACTCCGGCAAGGTGCTCTCGACCAACGGCAGCACGACGTCGTGGCTTGCTCTCAGCGCCACCGACTGGAACACCGCCTACAGTGATCGGCTGCAGTGGGACGGTGGCGCCAGCGGCCTCAATGCGACGACCGCCCGCACGAGCCTCGGCCTCGGCACAGCTGCCACGCTGAACGTCGGCACTGCCGCGAGCAATGTCGTGCAGCTAGACGGCACCGCCAAGCTGCCGGCTGTCGACGGTTCCCAGCTCACAGGCGTCGTCACGACGGCTGCGGTCGACAGCGCCGGCGCCGTGATGAACGGCGACTTCGGCTCAGACGGCCTAATGGCACGCACCGCGGCAGGGACCTACAGCGTCGTCGCCGACAACTCTGCAAACTGGAACACCGCCTACACAGACCGCATGAAATGGGACGGCGGCAGCACCGGCCTGGTCGCCGCCACGGCGCGCACCAGCCTCGGCCTCGGCACGGCTGCCACACTGGATGTCGGTACCACCGCGAGCAAAGTGGTCCAACTCGACGGCAGTGCCCGGCTGCCGGCCGTCGACGGCTCGCAGCTCACCAATCTGCCGACAGCAAGCCTCACCTGCCCCACGGGCTATATCCTGGTGCCGGGCAATGCGAGCTTCACCAACGCAAGCTTCTGCGTCATGAAGTACGAGGCCAAAAAGGACGGTACCACCGGCCAAGCAGTGTCGACCTCTGCGGGCACCCCCTGGGTCAACGTCTCCTGGTATGAGGCGCAAAGCGCCTGCAAGCGGGTCGGCGGCCACCTCGTCAACGAAGGCGAGTGGATGACCATCGCCCGCAACATCGAGGCCACCGCCATTAACGATATCGACTCGGCCGCCGGTATTCAGCTTGCCACTGGCCACTCTGATAACTCTCCGGCCAGCGCCTTGGCAGCAGTGGCCGACCCCTCGCTCTCGAGCTGCACGCTCACGTTGGAACTATCGAATGCCAGCAACAACTCCTGCGCCCTGCGTGGCCCCGGCACCAATGCTGGCAACAGCACCGACTATGGCTACTACGGCACGGGCAACGGCTACAGCACAGCCTATTCGGCTGGCGCCGCCAACAAATCGCAAATGCGCACCCACGTCCTCAGCAACGGCAATGTCATCTGGGACCTCGCCGGCAACGTCTGGGAATGGACGGATGCACAGTGCGACACGACCAGCTGGTACACCACCGGATGGGTCGAGTGGAACAACGCCAACGTGACCGACTGGGAAAAGCTGGTAGCCGGCCCGAGTGGCTCGCTGACCTCCTCTAACGGGGCCGGTCAGTATTATGGGTGCACCGCGAGTGGCAATGCCCTGCTCCGCGGCGCCTCCTGGGACGATGGCGCGTTCGCCGGCGTGTTCGCCGCCAATTTGTTCTATGGGCCGTCGAGCGTCCGCAGCGACGTGGGCTTCCGCTGCGCCTTCTCCAATGCCCACTAAGTCCTTGGTTTCTTGGACCTTGGTCCTTGGTGTTGGGGTCTGGGGGCGTAGCCCCCAGCGGCTCCATTTCGGAAATTTCCGAAATTTCGGAAATCATGCCGAAACAGCACGTTAACGTAACATGCTAATCTAATTGACTATGCGTGTTTTATGATCAGCCGTCATTTCCGAAACTTCCGAAATGTCACTTCGGCAACTTCGGAAATTTCCGAAATTTCGGAAATCATGCCAGTCCGGAATGTTTCCCCTTTTGAGCGAGCATGCCCCCTGCTAGGGTACTCTGCACTCCTAATCAAGGATCATGTCGCCCGCGATGCCACGCCGCAGCCAGCCCCACTCCCAGCTTGAGGTAAGCGTCGATACTGCCGCGAAATCTCTCGGTGTTTCTGAGCGCATGGTTCTGAACTACATCAAGGCCAGACAGATCAAAGCGCTGCGTGTCGGCAAGCGCTGGTTTGTCGACCTCGCCTCGCTGGAGGCCTTTCGACAGGCCAGCGGTCTCACCCAAAGGGACCCTCAGGCCATTTCCGAAACTTCGGAAATTTCCGAAATTTCGGAAACGCTTCCGAAGTCGCCTGCGACCACAGGCAGCGAAGGCCCGCCGCGCCCAAGGCGAAGCTCCTCCGGGAAGAACCTCGATGGGCTAGCCTGCTACCGGCTGTGCCTGGAGGCTTTCCGGATGCCGATGTGGGCAGACGCCGACAAGCTCCGCTTCGGCCATCGACTGCGTGATCTGCAGGGCGCGATTCTCGAGCAGCTCGGCTCGGGCTTCTATTCGTATGGCGCCGAGAAGCGCGCCTACTATGACCGTTCCCGGGGACTGATCGGCGCGGCGCTGGCGCTCGTCTACAGCGATCCCGATGCGAGGCTGCGTTGGGCCAGCGAAGTCGCCTTTCTGGAGGGTGATGTGCTGCCCGCGTTTGCGTCGTTGATCAAGAAAATCGAGCGCGGTCAGGATCGCGAAGGCCGGGGACGACGCCATGAGCGCTAGAAGCCCCAAGATCCTCGCCGACAGCTACCAATTGACCGTCATGGTGTTTGGCAGAACGCGCAGCTTTCCCAAACACTACCGCCCGACACTTGGTCGCCGCCTGGAGGACCGCGCGATCGACCTGACGTCTGCCGTCCGCGTCGCAAGCCTTGCCAAAGGCGGCGGTAAAGACTCGCGGCGGACTGCCTCCTTGGAGAGCGCCTCGGAGCTTCTGGACGAGATCCGGATTCTGCTTCAGCTCGCGCATGACATGCAGATCATTCCGACTGCCGGCTATGCCGAGCTGAGCGAGCTGACCGCCGAGGTCGGTCGACAAATCGGTGGCTTTGGAAAGTTCGAGGCGGCTGCCCGTGACCACACTCCTTGACGAGGTGACGGCGTTTGGGAACCTTGCGCGGGCGTTTCAGCTCTGCGCACGCGGCAAGCGTGCCTCGACCGGCTACCAGCGCGCCATGTTTGCGCACGGCGAGAAGCTCGTCGCCATGCGCGGCAGGATCCTATCAGGCCAGTATCGCTGGGGACGCTACCGGGAGCTCTTGGTGAGGGACCCCAAGTCGCGTCGCGTATTGGCGGCTCCCTTTATGGACCGCGTCGTCCATACAGCCATCCACGAGATCATCGAGCCGATCCTCGATCCCCTGATACCGGAGAGCGTGTATGCCTGCCGTCATGGCAAAGGCAACCGGAAGGCCGCGACCGATCTTCTGGAGGTGCTTTGCGAGCATGGCAAAGACCGCTTCGTCATCAAGCTCGACGTCGCGCAATACTTTGCCTCGATCCGGCATGACGTGCTGCTCGCCAAGCTTTTCGAGGCGCTGCCAGACCGGAGTCTCGAGCCTCTTCTGGCCTCGCTCCTGCGAAGCCATGCCGAGTATGCCTCTCGAGGGTACGGCATCCCGATCGGAAACCTGACGTCCCAGGTGTTTGCCAACTTCTATCTCGTCTCCGCCGACCGTGTCGCCTCCGAGCTGCTCGGAGGCGGCTTCTACTTCCGCTACATGGACGACATGGTTCTCGGGGGCCGCAATAAGTCGGTGGTCCTCAACGCGGCCGATGCTGTGACCCAGCACGTCGAAAGCGACCTGAGGCTTTCGATTCCCTACTTCAAGCGGATGCCGCTCGGTAACGCGCCCGTGCCGTTTCTAGGATACGTGCTCGATCACAGCGGCTATAGAATTCTAAGCCGCAACAAGAGGAGGTTTATCAAACGAATGCGACGCCTGGAGCGTTCGGGAGCCCGCCCGAGCCGGATGGCGCAGAGCGAGTTGTCGTTTCGTTCTTTTGAGAATTTGTTATGAAAAAGGTGTCGGGCTCAGAATGGTCGCGCCTGCCGTTCAGCGTTGTCCGAAGGTGCCCTGCTCCGCGGCGCCAACTGGAACAATGGCACGAACGCCGGCGTGTTCGCCGCCAATTTGAACAATGGGCCGTCGAACGTCAACAGCAACGTGGGCTTCCGCTGCGCCTTGTCGTTCGCCCGGCGGCCGTGAGACTTGGGAGTTTGCTGTCTGCGTGAGGGAAGTCTTTTCAGCGATGAGAAGACCACGCTGAGCCTTCTGATATTTGTCCCAAGGCACTTCGAGCCTGGCACCTGTGGCTGACCGAGCTGGGGGTGGGAAACCACCCCCAGCTCGGGGTCCGAATCGATGTCAAGTACGACGCTCTATCCGTCCAGAAAATGTTTTTCAATCCACGCCGAGGCATCGCTGACGTCCGCCTCCCGAGCCCAGCGCATCAGCTCATCCAGACGCTCCGCGTCGTCGGTAGCTATGCGGCTCGGCATCGCGTTGTCGAAGCGAAAATAGGCTTTGCTGAGTAGGCACGCCATCCGGCACTGTCATTTCTGGCACGACGCTTGCGGTTTGCTGACGATGCGAAATCGACACCATGTTCCACACTACAGCTGCCGTGCCATTGAGCCTCGATGTCACGGCCACCGTCACGAGAAACTCGCCCATGCGGCACGGGCCTGTCAGCTCCCAAAGAACTTCGGCGGTAGATACGGAAAAACACCATGAATCATGACGCCAGCCGAACTGTACGAATAAAGAATTACGTCGCCCTGAGCTATGCCGGTCGATGCGATCGTCTTCACGCGGTACGCTTTGTCCGCAGTCAGCGGCGCTGCCTCGGGATAACGCGCAAGCTCCTCGATTGCCGCGAGGACGTGCTCACGATAGCGGCGCCTGGTCTCTAACGGAAACGGCTGAAAGGCACCCATCGCACGGGCACGGCCACGAAATCGCCGTCGCGCACCTTCGGAGGCCCACCGCCATGGCAAGGCGGCACGCTCAGTCACGGTCTTCGGCCTCCAGCGCGTCGAGCTCGGCATCTTCCTGTTCGGCCGCGGCGAGCTCCTCAGCTGCTGTCGTAGTCGGCAGGGGCTCCTGGTGCTCGAAGAGCTGCCAGAAGGTCAGCAGCTCCAAGTAGCGTTCTTCGGTCACAACGACCTTGATGGGGTGGCCGCGGTGGACGATGCGCAGGGCCTTGTCGTCTGTCACGTCGCCGAGAAGGGCGTTACCTTCGGGGCTTCGTACTTTGCTCACCGTAACGGTGCCGGCAAAAAGCGGCTGTTGGCTACGCGCTTTGGCGGCCGGAACCGTAGGCTCTTTGGCGGGAGCCGGTTGGCGTTCTGGTCTCATAAACGTCCTTTGCCTTTCCGGATCTGTTTGAAGATCCATTTCCAGATCCTAAGGCTTATCGGCGTCTTTGTCCAGAAGCTTGAGCAGGCAATATGTAACCATTATCATTAAAATTAATGGTCCATCGCTACAGGCGTAGCCCTTAAAAGCTCAGAGCCCAGCTCATAACCGGGAGGAGGCAAGGCCATTGTCGTCAACCTAGGTATTTTTCCTCGAGCCAAGACACTGCTGCGGTGAGCTTGACACTTTGAGCCCACTCCATGAGGTCGGCTAGCGCGGCCGTCTCATCTGTTGCAACGCGGCGCGGAAGCACCTCATCACAGCGAAAATAGGCATTTCCCCCGAGAATCTGTCGGCACTGGTAGTCGGCAATCCCGACGTTGGCGTCGATCATTAGGCTTGTCATCGGCTGAGCCCATTGGGCAAAGCCCCAGTCCAGGGTCTTGCCGGAGATCCACTGCGGGCTCCTCCCGGTTGAGAGCGAGAAGACGCGCAGCGAGAGGAGATCCTGACGGCCGACGTCGGGGTTGATGGCGAGCGCCACGGCCGCCATCGCCGGGTTGTTGCACCCGACCCCGCCGTCGACATAGCCCTGGTAGCTGGGAAAGTAGGTCGGCGCCGCGCTCGATCGCAAGGCTACGTCGACTGTCCGTTCCGCGCCGTCTGAATCGGCTCCGGGGTAGTTGTGAAAGAACTTCATTTTCCACGTCCGCGGCGAGCCCTCGTTGTCGAGGTCGAAGCTTGGAACGAGCACGCGCCGCTTCAAGCCCGAGAGCAGCCCTTCGCCGAAGATCCGCTCAAGGACCCGCTTAAGGTAGCCCTGGTCATAGTCAGCGCCGATGACCTTGCCCATGTCCTGGAGGTTGTCGCACCAGGAGTCGTCAAAGACCTTGGCGCCATGCTTTTCGAAGAACGTGACAAGCTCGCTTGCCCCCATCCCCGAGGCCAGCGCCATGGCGCTGATCGCCCCGATCGAGGTTCCCGCAAAAAGACGCACCGAGGGCAAGAACGCCGGCACCGCTTCCGCCAGCCGAGCCAGGATCACAGCTTGATAGGCTCCACGGATACCGCCGCCATCGAGCGCCAAGATTCGATAGGGTCGCATCCTCGGCTCAACACGCATCAAGCCACCTTTTGGTTATGGTTTGTTCTCTGGGTCGTGCTTCAGACCTGCCGGGATAGCTTCAGGCCGACTCCAGCGCGACATGAAACAAACGCCGCATCCAGCCACGCCCGAAGGTCTTGAACGTCGCAAGCCCTGCGTAGCGCTCGGCACGCGCAGCCATGAAGTCGACAACAAGCTTCTGGGGGTCAGCTTTCGCGGCAGCGCCAAGCGTCAGTGACCCTATAACGCCGTCGACTGTGACCCCCAAGGCCTTCTGCAAGGTCCGGATGGCAGGCTTCACCCCTTGATTGATAGCCGCGTCAAACACTGCCAGACGCAGCTCAGCTGGCAGCTCGCTGCAGCGCGCCGCATCCCAAAAATCACGCCGGTAGATAGCGCGGGCCTCGTCTGGGGTCAGATCAAGGATCCCCTGCCGGCCAAGCTTGGGGTAGGCCGCAAGCGAGATGCCGTAGTTTGTCAGCCCGCCCGGGTCGCGCGGATCGTCAACCAGCCCGCCTTCCAGCTCCAAAATGATCGAGACGGCCTTGCGAAACTGCACCGCGCCCCCCCCCAGAGCCCACGATTTCGTGTGATCTCCAAGATTTTGGAACATTCCTTGCTCTTTGTCTCGCCGGCGCCCCTGGGCCGTCACAAAACCATGGAAAAATCAGGGAAGTAAGCTGACAAGACAGGGAGCAGTGTCACGGCTTTCGACATCAACGAGATGTTCCAAAACATCTGGAAGGCAGTCCCAGCCGGAATCGGCATCGGTGCTGGAATGAAGATCTTCAACTGGGTCTACGCCGTCATCGACAAGCTCATCTAGGCTCACCGTCCTCGAGAGCCCCTTCTCGGCCCGCCACGCCGCAAGCTTCTCGCCGTAGGTCTTGCGCTCGCCAAACACCAGTCCAGACTGCAAGACGTCGGGGCAAGACTCGATTGCGTCGCGATAAGCGAGCTGTCGTCCGCTGTGGGGCGTGTAGACTCTGAGCTGTGCGCCCTGGTACTCAAGCTTTCCAGACAGAAACTCCAGCGCCGCCTGCGCCCGGTAGTGCCGCTTGGTGAAGCACGCCACCAGCCGGCTCCCCTCGAAAAGACCGACCCGCTGTCGCCAGCGAATCGCTGCCAGCGAAACCTCCCGAGCTGTGCTGCCGAAGAGCCCTTGAGCCTTGCCGCTCGGCTCCTCAGCGGCCGCCTCTGAGGCTGCGACCTCTTCGCCGAAGCCTTCTGCAAGAAGGTTTTGAAGACAAGGCGCCACAAGGGCGAGCTTAGGTGAAGTCGCCTCTCGCAGAACCTCCTTCTGGATCAAACCCTCCGTCCACCCGGGGGTAAACCCCCTTCTTAGGGATGTTCCGCCAGTAAAAGGTAAGTCATCTGTCAGCCACTCAGGAAGGCTGCGATCTGAAAAACGGCCCGCCATATGGGGGAGGTTGCGATAGATCGCCTTTACGATCGAACGGGCCTGACGACAGTTGCGTGAATACTCGCAGCCGGGAAGTGCGGCCATGCGCAACTGAACCTTGGCCTGTGCCTCTTCCCGAGAGAAGCCATGCCACTTGTAGGCAAGCGCAAGCGAAGTCAGCCAGGCGTTACGCTCCCCGTCTTCGACCAGCTCGGGTCTTTTGATCGAACCGACCGAGCAGAGAC